CCAGTGGTGAAGGATAGCACCATCACCAGGAGTCATCTGGAAGAAATAAATCTGCCCATCATCACATAAATGAGCAACTCCTCTATAATTGCATTCACCCGTACTAGAGTAATTGTTACTAGCGGTAGTGGAGATATCATAGTATGTGGAATCAGCATTATTACTATCGTTAAAATATGTTTGAAGTCTATTATCATATTGTCCACGAGCAGCATATTGCTCTGGCATATCTTTATAAACTCCATTCTCACCTTTCTCAGAAATTTCTCTGAGGTCAGGAACATTGGACCAAAGAACAGGTCTGAATGTATAACTACCAGAAGTCTCCATGACAAGAAGTTGGTTCTTATCTCTTCTATATGAACCAGCACCATACATTCCCTGGTATCCAGATTCTTGAATGGGAATATTACATCTCCAGCTATGATCATGAAGAGCATAGTGATAATAGAGGTTTGCCGATCTAGGCATACAATTAATCAATGTACCAGTAACACCATTATGCTGTAGCGTAACTGCATAATCTTGATACTTTTCATTTGGAAGGGGAATAACATCCCTGAACATATGTCCTCTATAGTTCTGTCCAGAGTTTCCACACATCCATCCACCAGTGTTACCCCATCTAGTAGCTGCTGGAGTAAAGTTTTGGTGACCTAGATATCCAATTTGATTAGTCATTCCAGGTCTTCTACTACTAGTAGAAGCATGGGAAGTAGTTTCTTGATATTCGGCAGATGCATACGCATCACAGAATTCCGTAGCACCAGTGGTATAAGATCTAAAAGAACTGTATGCTTGGTTGCCATCGCCTTTCAATGTTGCGATGCAGTTTAACTTATGATCATACAACATCCAACCACCACCATAAGAACTATGCTCCCAGGTATATGAGGCAAAGCATGGTTGAGACCATGGGTCAATCGTTCTTTGTGCTGAAACTTTTGCCTTTTCTGTAATGCGTCTAGCCATTTCTATATGCCTTTATAATGTTGGAGGTAGTATCTTCTTTGATATTTATAAAATATTATGCAGGTGGAATAGATCCCGTAATCTCCGAACCATATCCTTCATAATCAAAATTTTCCAACTCACTAGTTGAAGTATTATCTAATTTTGTTTCCAACTCGTTATTTTTATCTCTAATTGCTTTTCTTTCTTCATACACAGCAGTCAGTGCATTACTATTACCATTAAATGCATCAGTTTCTTTTGCTTTTTTAATTTTCCATTTAAAATCTGGAGTATCAAGTAAATCTCTGCATGTAGCTTTGATTGTTCTTCTAATAGTGCCTCTCAGTTCTTCTAGACGCTCGGTTTCTTTATCAGCATCAAATGCTGCTCTTTGTTCTGCTACAGTTTTTCCTGGATAGGCATTTACTAAAGAGTTACCGTCTTCGGATAATTTTAAAGAAGTGATAGCAACTTCGGAGGGATTGTAATCCTGCTCAAATACTTTATAAGTAGGAATAGTTTCTCCATCCAATTCAACTGAATCATCTGCCCATACGGGTTTAGTATCACCAGCAAAGACGACTTGCTTAGAGGGTAAGCTGTAAACTAAAAATGCCATTGGTTTTATGTTAGTAAATTAACTATCAATATTGAACATCTGGAAGAGATGTTGCAAGATGAGGAGTTGTGAATAAAGAAGTATCATACGTAGCAGGAATCAATCCAGGATATGAAGTGCTATTGTATGCAGTATCAATAGTTTGAGTTAATGACTCATTGAAGAAATTACTCCATTCAGATCCATTAGCTCTTCTGCTAAACTCATAATCTAAGTCATGAACGGTATGATACATTCCATGACCACCATCAGTGTTATATGTTAAGTTGAGGAAAATACTTGATTTTCCAATTGGACAAGTTTGGTATCCATAAGTAGTGTCATTGTAATCAAAGTATAACCACTTACCGTCAGAAACTCTCATAAAGATACTAGTCCATCCCGAACCATAGTAATATGTTGGTGCAAATGCCCAAACATATCTTCCATCGGTACTACATTGCCATCTTACTCCATAAGATGCACCCTGTTCATAACCATATGATGTTTGACCATGGTTATATCTACGAAGTTCTTGTTGACATGTACCAGATGCGTCCCATTGAGTGAAGTAAGATCCATATCCTGGCATGTATACAAAATATGAAATCATGCCATTATCATGAAGGACTGGAATTCCTCTATAAAATGTTTCAGCAGCACTACTATAATTGTTTAGTGTTGTTGAGGGACCTGTTTCATAAGTAGCATAATCAGCATTGGAATCTGTATTAAAATACGCTTGCATGAAGGTATTGGATTCATTATATGCTGTATAACGCTCATCTACGTTTGCATATGATGCACCATCGGAGTGTGATAGTGCTCTTAAATCTGGAACATTATTCCAAACAACTGGTTTGAATTTTCCAGATGTATTGGTTTCCATAATAAGAAGTTGTTTAGTCTTCTTGTTATAGCAACCAGTGCCATACATTCCCTCGTATCCAGATTCTTTAATTGGAATATTACATTCAGATCCATTATCATGGTTAAATGCATGATAATACATTGATGCAGATCTTTCATGAACAGTGAATCTAGTTCCAGTACCACCGTTATGATGTCCAAAAATTGCATAATCTTGATGAGTTTCACCAGCGATAACCAAGCAATCACGGAATGCATTTGCTCTATAGGAACTAGCTCCTGATCCACCTACAGGCCAAGAACCTGTCTGTGTTCTAGCAGAAGAAGAAGTAAACCTTTGGTGACCTAGATATCCAACTTGATTTGTTTGACTTGCACGTTGACTGTGAGTTGAAGCAGTAGATGTAGTTTCATTATATTCTGTGTTTGCCCAAGCATCAAAAAACTCATAACCTGCAGTGGTATACGTTCTCCACATGCCATAAGAAGCACCACCGTCTCCTTTATTAATTGCAGTAACATTCAAGTTATGGTCATATGAAACGAATCCACCACCACCTCCAGAATACTCATAACTATAAGTAGTAAAGCAAGGTTGGTGGAAAGGATCAATCGTCCTTACGGCATTTACCGCTGGCTGGGTTGTAAGTTTTCTTGCCATTTGTGATAAACCTTATATTATTGTAAACGAACGATATCAATTGCCGTCAATACCGTATGCGACAGCACTAAGACCAGCAATACTTGAATAAACATGAAGACCGTTACTGCTGTCTAAAACAATACCAGTTCTTTCCAAAACTCCGTTAGCAGGGAGAGAAACATCATATTCAATACAGTCTGCATCGGTTACAGAACCCGCAGCAGATGCAAGCGCAACACGAATTGTTGCTGCACTTGCAGTACGGTTAACGATGTTTAATGTCGTTACTTTTGTTCCTGATGCTGGAGCAGCAACAACTGCTGTCCATGTAGTAGCGTTAGAAACGTCTACCTTTGAGTACACTCCTGAAGCCATGGGTCTCTCCCTGTTTACAGATCAAATTGTTTGGTTTACTTATTTATTTATATCGCAATCAAATTGCCGCTAGGTAATAATTGATTGCGGTTACACGGTCTGCAGCATCCACGTAAGACTTAACTGCTGCTTGTGAAGGAGCAAGTGTATTACTTGGAGATGCACCACCGAGAGTAGTATCTGTACTGAAACTAAATCCTAGTACAGTGGTCTCAGTTGCAACTTCAGATCCGTTAATCATCAACTTCTTGCCATTAGCAAGATTGACGTTCTCGGAAATATTGAATGCATTATTAGAAGACAACCAGGAAATTTCTTTGTTGGTTGTACCAAGAATGGTAATACCACCAGTGTCTGCAGTGAAGTCTGTCGCACCACCAGTACTGAATGTTGCACCTTGAACTGAATCTGATCCACCGAAGTTTTCAGAGATCGTTACCGTAGTTCCACTAACTGCAGTAACTTTTACGTTTGCAGCAAGAGTAACGTTTGAACTACCAGCACCAGTTAGAGTAATTACTACTCCAGGAGCTAGGTTTGTAGTATCACTAATATTAGTGATCTGGTTTGTATTTCCAGTAACATCACCAGAGAAGGTTCCAGTGGAAACATTACCTAGAGTAATGTTGCGATCTTTTGCTTCAACAGTAACTGATTGAACTGAAGTTGTAGTACCATTAACAGTTAGGTTACCTGCAACAGAGAAGTCTCCAACAACACCACTTAGAGCGTCAACATATGTCTTAACTGCTCTTTGTGTTGGAACTTTATCGTTACTATTTTGAGATAGAGTTACGTCAGTTGAGAATTCATCAATAGTTGCACCCAACTGAGCACCAATAGCACCCAGTCTCAAGGTTGATAGACCAGAAAGGTCAAACGCAGAAGCGTCTAGGGTTGCTTTACCAGTTGCCTGTTCAACTCTGAAGTACTTACCAACCGCGAAGTTACCGTCTTGGTCAGTAGAAACATAGTAAACACGACCTGGGCGATCCTCGTCAGTTTCCTGGTCTGGAACATTTGGTGAATTTGGTAGGAAAGGCCAGTTAGTATTTGCCTTATCACCAGTACCAACATCTAGGAAGTCGTGAGCGGTTAGTCTAACTTGAGAGTAACGATAGCGAATCTTAAAGTCCTGACCATCACCAGCAGCAATTACCTTCTCGTCTGAGAAGAATAATGTTACGATACCAGTTGCATCTGGAGATACTACAGTAATGCGGAAGAATTCATTATCTACTTTAATGTAGTCTTGTGCTTTAACAATAACGTTTGCTTGAGCAATTCTAATTGCTGTTGATGCAGCATCAAAGTCTTCAATAATTTCATCGTGAGCAACTGCCTTACTTGAAAGAACAGTTACATTTGAAGTTGCTGCGTGAGATGAAGCAGTAGTTCCTTCAACACCACGCTCAACATCAATTTGAGTACCACCACCAAATCCAGTAATCTTCATCATCTCAGTTCCGATGATGATATAACTGGTTCCTGTCATACCAGAAACTTGGTTGACATTCAGTGTTGTTGTTGTATCATCAACTGTAGTATCCAGTGTTGTTGGTTGACCTGCAAGACTTGGAGATGCTACATCAACAAAACCGAATAGATCAAAGTTTGTAGTACCAGTATGTGATGCTGGAGATGATGCTAACTTACCTCTTTCAACTGTAAGTGTACCTCTGCCATCGGGAGCGGTATAACTAGAGTTTGAAATAACGTATGATCCAGCATCATTATTAACTCCATTATCTTGAAGTTCAACAGAACCACCTTGGTCTGGAGCTGCTGATAGACCTTCAACTGTAAGAATGAATCCTTTTTGACCTTCTAGAGCACTTGTATTATTGGATAGAGTTACATATGCTCCAGATGAAGATCCAGTAACAGTCTCATTTTGAACAAACGATCCTGTAATTGGGAAGAAGTAAATTTTACTAACGCCTTCTTGAGCATTAATTAGTTCACCTACAGCACCTGAAGTTCCACCAACAATTCTTTCTCCGTTTGTAAACGAACCATCTTTTGGTTGTTGGGGATCAAATTCTAACTTAAGACCCTTAACCCTACCATCAATAGTTGCTTCGGTAGCATCAAATCCTCTAGAGATACAACCGTACTTACCATAAGAAGAGTTACCAGAAACAGCACGAATCTTACCACCTCTAGTTGAGGAGTATGAAATATGTGCGTAGTAAGTAAAGCAGGATACAATCTCAGAAGCAGCACCTCTAGTTACATAGAAACCAACACCATTGTCAAGAATCTGTGTGTAAGAGTCAAACACCATTGACTTGTTAGATGGTGTTGAAGTGTTGTCAAAGTGACTGTGAACTCCACCATCAATCATTACACCAATAGCAGCACCGCCAATTGCAGCACAGTTTTGGATATATGGTGACTTAGAAATTGGGGAATCAGGATCAAGTCTTAGATATACACCTTTGATTGTAGCAGTATCTAGATCCTTATCATTAGTTCCAGATGGAGCAAATCCGCTCATTCCCTGGAAAATGATATCCTTAATTACTGTATGAGAACCAACGTATAGCATTGTTGATTCTGCATTAGTTCTAGTAGAAATAGAACTGATATCAACATATGGTAGTGTTTTAGTGATTGCCGCTACACTACCTGCCTGAATTGCAGTATCAAAAATTCCAACTAAGGTTGAGATTGCAGATGCTTGAGTTGCACAAGCAGGTGAATTGACATCTTGAGTAATCGTCAAGTCTTTGACTTGAGTTTGGAGGTTTCCAGAAGTTACAGGAACAGTCTCATTTCTGATAACTTGGATTGCAATGGTTTCAATATAAGCAACCAATGAACGGTCTTCTGGACCTGTTGCAGTAATTGCATTACCACCTAAACGATCAACAATGTAATCATAAACTTTGTTATTAGAACCATGCTTAACGTTGAATGCCATGGCATCAACAAATTCTGCAAGTCTTGATTTTACTGTTGCTTCAACTCCAGAAACTGGAGTGTTGATTGGGTCAACTGCTTGCAGTCTATGCCATGCTTCATGAGCAATAAACAATCTGTTTGCATCTAGTAGATTCTTAGCATCTGAAGACTGGTGACTTACAACATCTAGATACTTATCTGATACATCCCATTCTCCACCTGAAATATTGAGGAGGTGAATGTTGTTTGCATAGTCGGTATCCAGAACTTTCGCAGTTTTTGTTTCTGCGGCGTTAGTGATGACATCACCGTACTTAACATGCTGTAGTGAAGATGCAAGCACCAATGCCTGCATATTTGAATTGCCAGATGCTGCTTGAATGATGGAAGTTCTTAGGTTATCACCAACAAGAGATACATGCGCTGGAACGGTGATTGGTAGAATTTCGTCATAAACACCTGCTTTGATATAAATCGTGATTGGATTTGCAGCAGATGGTGCATCTGAACCAGTAAGTGAAGCGATCTTATCGCAAGCATAACGTAGTGAAGCAAAACCTCTAGAAATGCTTCTGCCGTTATTTGCATCAGAACCTTCTTTAGTTACATAATAAATTGGTGAAGTAGCATTATTTGATTCCCATCTTGGGAGGAGAGGTGAACCACCAACAGTTAGAATTTGACCACTTGCTTCTGCTTGTTCTGCCGCAGTTCCAGTTGAACCAGCAGGAAGTGCAATTCTGTTAATACCACCAGCAGCCTGGTAGATCAGGTCACCAATATCTTGTAGAACCTGTGCAGCGTCACCACCCTGTGACAAGTAGTTCCAATAATTACCATTGGAATCAAGTTCAGGTGCAGTTGCCGCGCCTAGAGTATTTGAAGTAATACAAACATAGGAGTTACCGTTTCTATTAACAACGTCTCCTAGTTGATATACTGAGTTAGCATTCCACTGACCAGTCCAGTTGAAACCTTCAACAACTAGATCCCAGAATCTTGTGTTGGTAGGAACTGGAGTATATGTTGCAGTTCCGCCAGTTGCTCCACCTGCAGAAGCTGCAGATGCATAAGAGAATCCAGTAGTTGTACAAGCGGTTACTCTAACTGTTCCGTTGTATGCAGCTTCCGAAATTCCAGCAACAATAACTACATCACCAATTCCATATGGCGCGGATGGTTGAGTAGCTTGGAAAACAGCAGTAGCAGTAGTTCCATCGCCACTAGCAGAAGCAAGGTTTAAGACTTCATTATTGGTAGTAACCTTACATGCATATGTGTGACCACCATACTTGACGGTGTTTCCTGGTTCATATACCTCGGCAGAATTATAATCACCTTGTGAAAGATAACCAGTTGTTAGAACTTTCCAGTATGCAGTGTCTGTATTTGGAGCTACACCAGTTGAGTTTTGCTCGGCAATATATGTGTAACCACCATACGTTACGACATCACCCTTTTGGTAAAGAGTTCCAGATGCCCAAGTATCTTCAAATACTAAACCTTCGGAGTAAATTGCAAAGTTTCCAAAGGAAAAGGAACTTCCCGAGGTATGAGCAGTTGTACAACGGTAAATTGTATTACCGTACTTTACAACATCATTAAGTGTATACCACTGTGATGGTGCCCAGTTACCTCTCTGCTCTAGACCTTCTGTATGGAGATCAAAGTATCCGATATCGGTGGTATAAAAACCAGTTTCCGTGGCGTTTGAGGTATGATTAACAGTACAAACATATGAGTTTGCACCGTACTTGACAATATCGTCAATGACATAAGCAGTAGACGCCGCCCAATCACCGCGCCACTTAAACTTTAGTCTGCCGAGTCTAAAATCTGCCATTTTTTAAATCCTTACTTAGGTCCTTGAGTGTTGTGGTCATAATCTTTATTTAGTCTTGCAACTAAATATCCATCATCATCAATGAAATATGTCAAGCGTCTGAAATCAAACCTGAACTGTTGATATTTATCATGTGGATCGTTTGAATATTGCTTATCTACTCCTGGAGTAGCGTCAAGATATTCATTTCCTTGTAGAAAATCAAGATATTCTCTACCATCTGTATAATGAAAATCAAAAACTTCGTCGTCTGTGGATCTTGCCACGGTATAACGGAGCATACCATCCTTGTCTCTTCTTAGAGCATGAACGGTAAAGTCATTTGACTGGGGTACTGTTTGTGCCCCCGCTGCTGTACTTGCACTGAGATATAAACTCATGCTAAGATCCTCCAGTAAGTTCCGTCCCAGATAAACTGAACGTATAGACCAGTTACATCAAGAACAAATTCGGGATCAATATTTCCAAATTTGTTCAAAAATTGTTGTCCACCACTGGTCGTGAGTATAACATTATTTATACCCCAGGTTGCCTTAAAGTCAACCAGTTCCAACATATCTCCGACGTGTGGAATAATTCCTGCGGATTCGTATGGCATCTGCAGAGTCAATGACGAACTTGAAGTATCAATTAGATATCTTAGTCCGCAAGATAAATTGCCATTGGCATTTACAACTTCCCATCTCGCTCTCTGGAGTTCAAATCCTCCAGCATCACTTCCATCATGTACAACCGCCGTTCTTTTATCAGTATCAACGGTAATTTCAGCGACAGCTCCAGTAAATAGAGCGTGTTCAGGAGTTGTGCCCTTCCTAAATTGTACCTGAGTGGTCATTATTTACGCACAGTTTTTCTCAAATGTATTTATACTATTAGATAATCCAGACATATACTCTTGCTGGTTGGAATAGTTGTACTTGTACGAAACCATTGCCAGATATTCTGAGAGAACCAGAACCTTGATAAGGTGCGCGAGTAAAGGAGTCCTCAACATTATTAAGACTGAATAGAGTTCCTCCACCCTGATATGTTCTGGAGCGAACATCCTTAGAATCTCCAGTGACATCAATATTAACAAATGGTTGTTCTGCGAAGGTGAGGAGAGGATCTCCACTTGTTCCAGAGAAGGTAAACTTGCCTGTGGTTCCAAGTTCTCTGAATGTTGTTCTCTCCGCAATGCGTTCTCCCGTGAAGGAGAAGAGCATATCTCTTTCTGTTGGATTGAAAGTGAGAGACTCTGCAGCACCAGATAGAGTTGGAATTGTGCCAAATCCAACAAAGTCTCTTGCGCGTGTAGTATGTGCATCTCCACTGATGGAGATTGTTCCCTCTCCAGTGTGTGCGAATCTGACAAGAACACCTGCTTCTCCCGATGCCTTGAATAGTCCACCCTGACTGACTTCTCTCGCAGTAGTGTTTTCTGTTCCCGCTCCAGAGAACGAGAAGAGCATCTGTCTCTCGTCTGGATTGACGGTAAGAGATTCTGCAGCACCAGATAGTTTTCTGAGTGAACCAGATCCAATGTATACTGCAGTTCTGCTGTTCTCGGAATCTCCAGCAACTTTGAATAGTGCTTGCTCTGTTGGTGGTACTCCTGCAACAGACTCTGCTCCACCAGAGAACGCAAAGAGTGAACCAGAACCAAAGTGTCTTTGCGATACCTTGATGCGAGCAATTCCAGATAGTGGAATATTGCCTTCCACTTCGTTTGCAAATGATAGATTTGGATCTCCAGAAGTTCCAGTGATGAAAATTGTTCCACCCTGACTGACTTCTCTTGAAGTTCTCTTCTCTGCAATTCTTTCTCCAACGAACGAGAAGAGCATTTGCTTCTCGTCTGGGTTGAAAGTAACTGCCTCGGCAGATCCACCAAGGTTAAAGATATTACCAAATCCAACATTGTTGACGAGCAACTTAGCAATTGCTTCGCCAGATACTGATAGATTTCCAGAACCTTCATGTGCGAAGGATCTTGCGAGAGTTCCATCACCGCTAAGATCAACTTCAATTTGCTTAATTTCAGCAACACTTGCAGATTCTGCTGCTGCTCCAGTGAAGGAGAAGAGCAACTGCCTTTCATCTGGGTTGACAGTAATAGATTCAGCAGCACCACTGATAGCAAAGATGTTACCGAATCCAACGTTGTTGGGAACGAATCTGATGAATACCTCACCAGAAACTCTTAGATCAGCGCGTACTTCTGGTGATGCAGCGAAGGACTCTGATAGACCACCAATACCAAATAGGTTACCATCACCAATCTCAACAACAGATAGTTTCTCTGAAATGCGTTCTCCAACAAAGGAGAAGAGCATCTGTCTTTCATCTGGATTGAAGCTGATAGATTCTGCAGCGCCAGAGAATTTCTTGAGTAGACCAGATCCAGCGTATGCAGGAACAAAGTTGATATTTGCAGATCCAGTAACTTTGATTGTTCCAGAAGATACCCAGGAAGGTTGCCAATCAAATGTCTGGAAGTCAGAAAGAGCACCTCTGCGAATTCTGATTGTCTTCTCAACACCGATATAGTTCTCGGTGTGTGTCTCGCTTCCTTCTCCAGTAAACGAGAAGAGCATCTGTCTCTCGTCTGGATTTGCAGTGAACGATTCCGCAGCACCAGATAGTTTTCTGAATGTACCCGATCCTGCATAAGATGGTACATAACGTACACCAGCAGTTCCAGACAGAATAATTGTTCCAGACGACTCTTCTGCAAACGTGAGAATTTCTGGTGCCGTAGAACCAGATAGACGAATTTCCGTTCCTTCTTCTGGTGGATTTGCAACGAATGCTTCCTGACCTTCTCCAATAAAGGAGAAGAGCATTTGTCTCTCTTCTGGATTTGCAGTGAACGATTCTGCAGCACCAGATAGTTTTCTGAATGAACCAGAACCAATGTGGTTTGGTACGAATGCATTCGCAGACTCTCCAGAAATACTGATAGTTCCGAAGAACTCTTCGGAGAATGTAAGAATTTCTGGTGTAGTAGAACCAGACAGAATAATTTCTGTTCCTTCTTCTGGTGGATTTGCAACAAATGCTTCTTGACCTTCTCCAATAAAGGAGAACAACATCTGTCTTTCGTCTGGATTGAACGATACAGATTCTGCAGCACCCGATAGTTTTCTGAATGAACCAGAACCAATGTGGTTTGGTGCGAATGCATTTTCAGAAATGCCACTAACTCTGATGTTAACTTCTGGTTGCTCAGCAAATGTGAGCAACTGAGAAGAACCATTAATTGCAAACAGACTTCCTTCGCCTGTGTAGCTGTTGAGAATTCTCTCTTCTTTTTCGCCACTGAGTTTGGCGTGTGTTGTAATATCTGGGGGATTCGCAACAAATGCTTCTGTTGCAATACCAGAGACTGGAATAATTCCAGAACCACTGTACTTCCGTGGAATAGCAACACCAACTTCTCCAGAAACTCTGAATGTGCCAGATCCAAAGTGCGACAGACGGAATACTGGTACAGATGCACCAGATACATTGAATAGAAGTTGTTCGGTATCTGGATCCCAAAGTACAGTCTCTGCAGAACCACCAAGTTTTCTGAGTGTTCCTCCCTCGGATGGAGCAAGAAGACTGAACAGGGTAATACCCGCTCCACCGAGTTTTGAAATATATCCTGTAGCGTTATATGGAGGAGTGAAGAAGTCTTCAACAATACCAGACAGTTTAATAACTCCGCCAAGTTCAGCTGTTCCAACTGTTGGGCGAGAGAATGCGACGAGTGCATTTCCGTTGAGAGTTCCGAGACTTCCGCCAGGACACTTGAATCCAGTGGTATCCCAAACGAAACCATAATCGCGATATGGATCTGGAGTATCTGTAAGAGTTCCGTAATCCTCAAAGCTGCTAGCAGGAATGAGACTTGGGATAACAGAATACTTAAATCCTGGTTGAATTGATAAAACTTCTCCGTCAGTTACCCGAGTACATCCTGTAGTAGAATTAGTGTCAGACGAAATAATTCCATATTCGTCAACACATGCTATATTAGAAGAATCTACAAGGAATCCATAATCTATTTCTGGATTGTCATTGCATAGACCTTCGTCATATACTTCGGTATGTTTCTCGTGACCTTCTTCAAGGTTGAGGTATTTGAGTCTAATTGTACGAAGGTTGGTGTGACCATCGTAATGGTTAATGTCTCCAAGATTAATGTAGTTTGATTGAACCACATAATCATTAAGCGTAAACGCAGCAAGATCAGATAGTTGATATATCTCTGGTTTTCTTGCATGTAGTTTGATATCACCAGAACCAACGTAATCAAACGATGCTTTCTCTACAAGACCTAAGAAGTTGAATAGAGTTCCACTACCAACATGTGCATATCCGAGAGTTGGATCTCCTGCAGTTCCTGTAATTCTAATGTGAGTTGTAATATCAACTGGATTGAATCCAACTGCTTCTGCAACGCCAGAAATTCCGAATAGAGTTCCTTCTCCTTTGTGTTGCTGAACAAATGCTGGGTCTGCAGAACCTTGTACCTTGAATAGATCTGTTGTTTCTTCCGCATATGCAACAACTTCTGCTGCACCACCAAGACTCTTGATAGATCCGAATGCTCTGTATTTTGCATCCAGAGGAACATAAGCAACACCGCTGAGTCTAGTTGTACCAGAACCAACCCAATTCGGGGTGAATGCATTATGAGAAGAACCAAAGATGTCAATCTGACCATAAATGCACGCTGGCATTCCAGATGTAATAGTTCCAAGAATCCATCCATAATCCTCAAGAGGATCATGTAGATCATTAACAACACCATAGTCGTAGAATGTTTGTGGTGTTGTAAGTTGTGATGGGATCGTATAAGATGCACCTGGAGCAATACTTAATGTAGATCCTAGATCTACTCGGATTCCTCCAGTTGGAGCAGTCTCTGATGTGGAGATTAATGTTGTTCCGAGAGTTGTAACTGCAACAACTCCTCTGTCAACAAGTAAACCATAATCCAGATATCTAGATTCAACAATAGAACTGCAGTTGTAATCATAAGTTCTGCGTTCTTCAAGATTATTGAATCCGAATAGTCTTCCAGATCCAACATAGTCAAATACAGATTTCTCAACCGCTGTTTGTAGAGTGAAGAGTACACCTTCTCCAACATGGGATTGAATATATCTCTCGGTAAGAGTTCCAGTAAAATTGAATAGAACTGTGTCTTCTGGTGGATTGAATGTAGTAGACTCTGTAAATCCAACACCAGAAGTAGAGAATAACTTACCTTGACCAATCCAGTTAGGTGTAAAGGCAATATTACTAGAACCTTGTACCTTGAACAGATCTGTTGTTTCTTCCGCATATGCAACAACTTCTGCTGCACCACCAAGGTTCTTAAAGAATCCAGTTCCAAATATACTAACGTCAAGAGGAACTTCAGTCTTTCCAGCAATCTTGATAGTACCACTACCATTCCAATTTGGTGTGAACTTATCAGCTGCGCCAACGTTAGGATCAAATCTGAATAGTCCAAATGGTACTAGATCACTAGTTACCAGAATGAGACCATAATCAATTGTAAGGTTTGCGGGGTTGTATATAAATCCATAATCCAAGTAATTACTTGGACTGTTATCTGGAAGATCAATTCTGTATGGTTGACTTGAATCAACAGTTGCAGTTTGACCTAATGTTACTCTGATTAGACATGCGCCTGCATCACCAGATACCGTTCCTGAAATATCAAGACTGGTGGTGCATCCAATAATAGATCCGTAGTCTTCCTTACCAAATACTGCGACAGATCCAGAATTGTAGTCATAGCATACAGATTCTTCAAGGTTATCAAATCCGAAGAGTACTCCAGATCCGACATAACTGAATACGCTACGCTCAACAGCAGTCTGTAACGTAAATAGATTTCCTTCTCCAGAAATCGTCTGTGTAAATTTGTTTTCGCATCTACCATTAAGAGTTAGACCACCTACCGTTGCTGGATAGTCATAAATCTTTCTTTCTGATGCATTAGATAGCGAGAATAATACACCACTACCAAGGTGTCCAATGCTAATTCCAATAGCACTATTTCCACGCAGAGAAGTATCCCCCCCAATCTGAGGTCTTGGGGAGAATACTGGATCTGCAGAACCGTAAAGTTGGAAACTTCGGACCTTTCCATCAACGATATAACCGTATACGGCAGGAGAAGTCTGTCTACCAAAGGTAAACGCAATACCTGTACCTTCGTAACTGTTAGTCGCCTTCCAAGACGCTTCGCTAACTACCTTAACAAATCCGAAGGCTTCTTGAGTTGTTACATATACAATGCGACCATAATCTACCTGGGTTGCATTTCTGTCAGTGATTAATCCTTGATCCGATGCTTGTGTATGTGCAGATACAATTGATCCATAATCAATTTCTACATAAGCATCAATAACTGCGGGATAATAAGCGTATGTTCTTCTTTCTTCACTACTAATAAATTCAAAAAGTCCTCTAGCAGTTCTTACTGTAAATGAACCAATAGTTCTGGTTGCAAGGCTGCTCAATAAGTAGTTGGCATACTGTCCAACTGACTCCGATTCTATTCCTGATGTAAAGGTATAGACAGCCATACACTACAGAAGCATAAAAAATGGGGATTGCAAATTTGCAACCCCCACAGAAAGAAGAATAAAGATTGGGTCTGAAGTATATAGTATCAGTCCAGGCTTACATTTAGAGTAACTTTAATTTGGTCACCGCTGTTTTGAATTGCGTATGGACCATTTGTGAATCTCTCAGCAAAGAAGATGCTGCTGTATAGAGTTGCCTTACCAACATTTCCTCCAAGTGCTGGAGTTGTAGTAATAGTGGTATCGGAGGGAGTCTCAAATACAGTGTAGTGTGCTGCAACGTGAGCACCACCAGTTCCTTGTGCGATGTAAATAACATCACCAGGATTTAGACCGTGTGGAGTTGCAGTACCACCAGGATCGGTTGTGATAACAGCGAAGTCAAACAGAACAGCATCGTTGCCGTTTGTGACCTGAATGTTATCAATCAATTGGTTGCTGAGATATACACGAGGACCGATTTCTCCAGTGTAAGTGGTATAATCAATACCAACGATAGTTGTACTAGCAGCAATACCATTTGGTGTTGCAGTCTGAGAAACAACCATTCCAGCAGTTAGTTCTTTTGCGACTTCTACGTGGAAAGTTGCGTTACCACCAGAAGCAGCAGTTAGTGCTTTGTCAAGATAAACTTGAGTTCCACTAATACCAACAACACGGGTTTGAGCAGGAATTCCCTGACCTTCTACTCTTTGACCAGCAGCAAGACCTGTTACAGAATCAACTGTAATTTCAAAGGTTCCAGAAACACCAGCAGTAATTGCAGGAGTAACAGTGATATTTGCAAGGTTGATGTAGTCAGCACCAATAACTCCTTTACAACCAGTCTTAGTGATTTGAGTACCAGCGGAAACGCTACCTGCATCAGCAACACCCTGGATGGCTTCAGGCATGTTGTTAGCACGTGCTAGGTAATAACCATAGACAGAACCAGCAGGACCAGAGAAGGTAAAGACTTGCTCAGGATAAGAAGCAGTTGTTCTACCTCTACCAAAATCAACAGATGCATTGGTAAGAGTTGCAGTCAATTGCTGACTTAGTTCAATGTCAGTTCCTTGAATATCAACAACATAGGTGTTTGTAGGAATACCAGCGCCTTCTGCGTAGTCTCCTTTTTTAATGTCTTCTGCATCAGGAACTGAGATCTGATAAGTTCCTGTAGTACCATTGACATTTGCTTTGGTAGTTACTGCAACTAGAGTAGTAGCAATATTCCAACGATTACCATTTAGAAGGATACCATACTGATCACCGAAGTCTTGATCCTCTTCAGTTCTGTTGTTATCGCAAGTTGGATAACCAGTAGTTGCTGCAGAACCATACCCTGAGGTGTTGGTAGCATCATATGGTTCGTAATAATCGTTTGCTGATGGAACGTCCGCTTCAGCAGGGGTAGTATTACTAGTGTATAATTTTAGAACTAAGTTCCTGGGAATCTGATGAGTCGCGTTAAGCAGTGTACGTAGCGAATCAATTTCACCCTGGTCTGTGACTAGAAGTGCCATCTAAAAGATCTCCTTGAGTTTCTTACCTATGATAATGTTATTTATACAAAGATTAGAGTGCGAGTTTCATTGAAATCACACACCTCTGTATATTTATAGCATAGACAACTTCAAACTGAATAATATCTCCCGCGTTGAGAGTTTTATTCCATGTTGAAATTGTCGTATTCGTATTCTTTCTTGCAACTGCTCCAGTGTTAATGTTGCCTAATTGTGGTCTCTCAGTACCACAAATAGATGCAAAGTTGGGGAAGTTTGCGAAATCTACTTTCTTGATATCAAATTGAATCTGACCATCTTGATCACCGATGACAGTCCAAGACTGAATCTCACCAGTAACGTCAAGAGTCATTTCACCTTTGATGCCAGCAGACATCTGAGTAGAACCAGAGTCAACAACAAAGTTGATCGTTCTTGTTAAGTCTGCAGTTGTAGAGAGTCCTACAACATATACTGTGTCACCTGCTACAGGTGCATTAGTAAAGATTAAGTTTGTACCACTGGTCGTATAATCAATACCAGGAACTTGTACAAGTCCATTGATAGCAACAATTAACTGTTGATCATTGACTGGAGTATATGCATCTCCCGTTTGATCAATCAGTGGATAACCAGTTGTCGTTCCATCAAATACCCAGTTTGTGGTATTGAGAATCTCATTACCATATTGTAGATACTTACTGGGAATCTCGTAGTTAACACCTACGTTGTATTTCTGCTGCGGTT